GCTCGGTAATTATGTAGATGATAGGATGCCTGATGACTTCTAAAAGAGAAAATGGCAGAAAATGGGATGGAGTGAGTCGAGTATCCACATCTCAATATAAGAAGAATTATGATACGATATTTAAGCCTAAACGATTAACAACAACTATACCTCCTTTAAGAGGACCTTTACCACAAGGATTGCCTTTAAAGAAGTATGGTGTTATAAAAGAGACGGATTGAAAAAATGGCAGAATTACCAGAAGATAAAAAATATACACCCATAGAAAAAGCTTTACCTAATATTGAAAAGCTAGATGCGGATCCAGGTGAGAACCGTGTAGCTGAAGATATTGAGGTGGAAGTAGAAGGTGTGGAAAAAATTTCAGACAACCCAGCAGTAACCGAATTAGCAGACGGCGGCGTTGAGGTTAATTTCGATCCTTCCCAAATTAATCCCCAAGATCCCAATGATCACTTTGCAAATTTAGCAGAACTTTTACCTGCGAATGTTTTAGGTCCATTAGGATCGGATTTATTTGAGAAACAAACAGATTATAAAATGTCTCGTAAAGAATGGGAATCTGCTTACATTACGGGATTAGATTTATTAGGATTCAAATACGAAAATAGAACTCAGCCTTTTGATGGGGCTTCGGGAGCCACGCACCCTGTACTGGCTGAAGCAGTAACACAGTTTCAAGCAGGAGCATACAAAGAATTATTACCCGCAGATGGACCCGTTAGAACTCAAGTAATGGGTGTTCCCACACCACCAAAAGATCAACAAGCAAAACGAGTTAAGAACTACATGAACTATATGTTGATGGATCAAATGAAAGGTTATGATGCAGATTTTGATAAGATGCTTTTCTATTTACCTTTAGCTGGTTCAACATTTAAAAAAGTTTATTATAACGCTATTAAACAACAAGCTGTTTCTGAATTTGTCCAAGCTGATGATTTATTGGTTCCTTATTCAGCGTCAAGTTTAGAAGATGCTGAATGTGTAATTCATGTTTTAAAAATGTCAGGTAATGAAGTTAGAAAACAACAAGTAGCAGGCTTCTATCGAGATATTGATTTAGGATCTCCTCACATGTTTGATGATGCTCTTAAAGCTAAAGAACGAGATTTAGAAGGCCAGAAGAAAACTAAACCCGAAGATATTTATACACTCTATGAGTGTCACACCAATTTGAACCTAGAAGGCTTCGAAGACATCAATCCACAAACCGGAGAACCTACTGGGATCAAACTACCATACATCGTAACCATCGATGCAGGTAGCCGCTCAGTTCTTTCTATTAGAAAGAACTATGCGCCCAACGATCCAACCAAAAACAAAATCCAATATTTTGTCCACTTCAAATTTCTGCCTGGACTAGGATTTTATGGTTTCGGATTAATACATATGATTGGCGGATTGAGTCGTACTGCAACAGTCGCTCTCCGCCAATTATTAGATGCCGGTACGTTATCGAATTTACCCGCTGGATTTAAAATGAGAGGAATCAGAATAAGAGATGATGCTTCTCCTTTACAACCTGGCGAATGGAGAGATGTCGATGCACCGGGCGGAAATTTAAAAGATTCATTTATGAATCTGCCGTACAAAGAACCTTCCCCAGTTCTCTATCAATTATTGGGAACGGTTGTAGCGGCAGGACAACGATTTGCATCTATTGCTGACATGGCTGTCGGTGATGGAAATCAACAAGCAGCAGTTGGAACGACTGTCGCTTTATTAGAACGAGGCTCAAGAGTGATGAGTGCAATTCACAAAAGATTGTATTCTTCATTAAGAGACGAGTTTAAACTACTAGCAAAAATATTTGGTCAGTATCTACCACCAGAATATCCTTATGATGTTGTTGGTGCACAGAGAACGATCAAAGCAGCAGATTTTGACGATAGGGTGGATATTCTTCCCGTTGCTGATCCTAATATATTTAGTCAGACGCAACGAATAGGTATAGCTCAAACTGAACTTCAGTTAGCTACATCCAATCCCCAATTGCATAACTTATACGAAGTATATCGTTCCATGTATCAAGCGTTAGGAGTGAAAGACATTGACAAAGTGTTACCTCCTCCTAAACCTCCACAGCCAATGGATCCAGCGTTAGAGCACATTGATGCTTTAGCAATGAAACCATTCCAGGCTTATATGGGGCAAGATCATAGAGCACACGTTAGTGCGCACTTACATTTTATGGCTTTAAACATGGTTCGTAATAATCCTACCGTCATGGCTGCTGTCGAGAAAAATATATTAGAGCACATTTCTTTAATGGCCCAAGAACAGGTCCAAATGGAATTCAAAGAAGAGGTACAAAAAATACAACAGCTGCAGCAGATGTCTAAACAGAATCCACAGATCGCACAACAGATCCAGCCCCAGATTGTTCAGATGACGCAGCAGATTGAAGCTCGTAAAGCTGTACTAATTGCTGAATTTATGGAAGAGTTCATGGTAGAAGAGAAGAAAATTACTTCTCAATTCGATCATGATCCTTTATTAAAGATTAAATCTAGAGAAGTTGACTTAAAAGCAATGGATACGCAGAGAAAACAACAAGAAATGGAACAACGTAAAAATGTTGAAACCGCTAAGATTCTTTCTCGAGAAGGAATTGAAGAAGATAAGCTTGAACAAAACGAGGATTTAGCTATACTACGAGCTGATACATCTTTAACGAAACAGCATATGACCGATGTGGTTAAAATGGACATTGCTAATATGAAACGTAAAGACGTTAAAACATTAAAAGGACCAAAACGCTAAGGAGGCACTATGGCAAAAGACGGTAAAGAACCTTTCTACAAAGGAATCAACCAGAAGCAGTTCGTCAATAAAGACGGCTACTTAAAAGGTGGAGTTGAGATTAAAATTCCTGAAGGTATACCAACAGTAAATTCTGTAGGTGGCCAACGTAGAATGTTAAAAGACAAAAAATCAAAAGTTAAGTGGTACTAAATTTTTGCGCGCGACGCGCATAAGTCCTACTTTTTAAAGGAGTAAATTATGGCATGGTTTGGATTAGCAAAGATGGCTCTACAAGCTGGAGCAAAAATCTATGCAAATAAACAAAGAGCAAAGATAGCAATGTCTGATGCACAAGTATTACATGCCGAGCGACAAGCTCGAGGAGAAGAATCCTATCAAGGCAAATTGTTAGAAGCGCGACAGAATGACTACAAAGACGAATTTGTCTTGATCATATTAAGCGCTCCGATAATTGTGCTCGCTTACGGGGTTTTCGCAGACGATCCGGCGATGACTGAGAAGATCAACGTCTTCTTTAAGCATTTCGGTAATTTACCAGTTTGGTTCCAAACGTTGTGGATAACAGTAGTTGCTGCAATCTTTGGTATTAAAGGAACTCAGGTCTTCAAAAATGGCGGACCTAAGGATAAGAAATAAGTATTGCCATTTTTAGTTAATTAAGTTAATAAGGAGATACTATGAGAAACGATTTCGGAACTAGACCTTATAAACCAAGATTCCCATACTCTAGAGAGAAAAAAGCTAGTGGTGGAAGAAGTCAAGGCTACAATGATAGACTTGATGAATCATTAGGTGCTAGAGATGGAGCAGAGTCTACTAAGTCTCAAAGCTTCAAAGCTAGAAGAGATGAGTCTAAAGGCATGGAGAAAGCATCTGGTAACAGAGCTTATTCTGCTGTTTCAACAATGGATAAATAATAGGAGGAACTATGGCAAATACTGGAAGAGAAAATCTACTTGAAGAAGTAGGTCGTATAGATGCTGAGAAGTCCAATCCTAACCGTAGAGCTGAAAAGAAAAGAGTTGTCGGAGAACTAAACAAAGGCTACAAAACAGGTGGTCGTGTTGGTTTAAGAGACGGTGGTTCAGCTGGTGCAGTTATGAGTGGAAAAAAAGTTGGCTGTCAAATAAGATAATGGGATACCAAGATAAAAGAGCATTCCCTGGTTCAGGGATGAAAAAATATTTTTCTGCTAATTCGGATTTATATCCAAGTGGTGGAATTCCTATTCGTGATGAATATAAAACAGGTGGACGTGTAGGCCTGAAAAAAGGTTCGGATAAGAACTGGATTCAAAAAGCTACAAAAAACATGCGTACAGATAAACCATGCACAGGTAAGAAATTCGGGAGTAAGAGTTGCCCGCCAGGTTCTAAAAGATATACATTAGCAAAAACTTTTAGATCTATGAACAAAAAAGGATAAGTGGAAAATTTAGATTTAGTTTTAAAACTAAGAACAGAAATTCGAAAAACATTAGAAGCTTTAACATTATCCATAACATCTGGAAGTGTTGACAATATTGAATCCTACAAGTATAACGTAGGTCAAATAAAGGCTTATGAAGCCATCTTACAGGAGATATCCAACCTGCTAGAAAAAAAGGAGCAATATGAAAAAAACACAGGAAACATCATCGACATCCCCAAAAACAAATCCAAATATTAAATTAGCATTAGAAACAAAATACCAAGAAGAATCAGCCAAGTTGCCACAACCAACGGGCTGGAGAATTTTAGTACTTCCTTTTAAGGGGAAGAAAAAAAGTAAAGGGGGAGTTTACTTCTCTGATGAACAAGTCGAGAGACAACAACTTGCTACAGTATGTGGAAACATACTCGCAATGGGTCCCGATTGTTATAAAGATAAAGATAAATTT